GGGGTTGTTTTTCGCAGACATCAGAAATAAGGCTCATGCTGACATATCAAAGCGTAATAATTTTGCTTGCATTTCTACAGCGCGTATTGCGGTCTGTAATTGATTCTCCATTGATGCACGGCGTTCATAATCTGCAAGTCTAGCGATTGCCCCTGTGAGCCATTGCGGACGCTCTAGCTGTGCGTCTTGCTCTTGTAGTATGCGGGCGCGTGATAAATATTCTTCTGTTTGACGTAAGCTTACTGAATAATTCTCCGCGCAGTATCGAGCAATTTGCGTTTTTGAATTTCCGAGCAAAAGCAAGTCGTATATTTTGTGAATACGTCTATCTATTTCGATATTAGTTGCCTTTTTAGCCATGCCCTTAATATATAACATGAATTATAGGGTTGACATTACATTTTAATTTTATTATAATTAAATTGTTATCAAACAAACTAAACCAAATGACTAACGAACAAACAAAAGCTGTTATGGAATTGGTTCTTCAAAGAATCAAAACTCTTGAAACTTTTGACATTCAAGCAGGGAAGAAATTTCCTCATACAAGGACTCAAGCCTTGATAAATGAAAAGCAACTTAAAGACTTGAAGGGTTGGGTAATCAATCAAAAGCTAGACGAATTAGGCGGAAAGACAATTTTGGAGGTAGCGCAATGACAAATTTCTTTATGATTATGTGCGCGACAGGAATCTTTTATTTGGGATTCGATGGGGCGTTAACCGATATGACCCGCAACGATTGTGCGGCTGGTGTTCAAGCGGCTTGCGAGGTGTTGCGATGACATTTTCATATCATTCAACAGGTCAAATTACTTTTAATAATACTTCTGGCACTTTTACAACAGTTCCTACCAAGGACAGAAGATGGGAACTTTTAAAATGGAAAGAAGAAAACGACAGAAGAAATAAATATTCCCATGATATAGAAAGAGAAGAATTACGCGGAATATACGATTTTCATAAATTACCCGTTCCCGATTATATAGTTCCTGAAATAGTTCCTGAACTTAGCTTCGGCTCTAAAAGAACATATTCTTGGCAAGGTAGACAAGGGGCGCGAACATATCATTGGCGCGGTTCTTGCACATCTATTGGTGTAAGAAATGCGGGCTACAAAATACATTGGGTTAATTATTATGCAATATGCGATATAACAAAACGATGTGAAACATACCCAAAAAACAGATGTCGAGCCTGTCAGGGTGGAAATACTTTAAAAGGTCGATTTTTTGCAGATCATTTAAAAGATGGCGTCTTTCAAAATAGATTTTGTTGGACTATTCATATTAAGAAAAAGAAAATTGTTATATGTGAACCAGAAATTGTTGAACTAGAAAAGATAAAAATTCCTGAATCAAAGGAACATAGATTTTACGTCAGACCAATCATTAAGGGGGTAAATTCATTATGAGAAAACATACGATCACAATTTACAGTAATGATGAATATACTTTTTGGGAGATTCTCAAAGAAGTAAACATCGACATTACAAAAGAAGTATTCGACAGGGAAAACATCAGGAAAAGAAAATTCAGCGGAACATTAGAACAGGAAAAAGATTGCGACAGCCCAAACTGGCGATATATGGGTAATACCGAAACTATCGCCAAATGGGAATCAAACATAGTTTCCGAATCTGAATTTAGGAGGTTTCAACATTGAAAGATCAGGAACAACTCAAATCATTAAATCAATTACTTTCATTGGTTATTGGTGGGCGTATTGCTAGACAAACTGAGCATTTAAAAAGCGCCCCTATTAATCGTATTAATCATGCGCAAAAGATTATTGCAGATGGGGAACTTCAGGAAGCAACACGCGACTTGCAAGATGGTTACGATGGCGCATCGAAAAGACTTTCACAGGTTGAACGCAAGATTGATTCTTTAAAAAGTTTGAAAGTACTTGCAGAAATGGTTGAAGAAAATGTTCGGGATGCGGCGCTTGCGGCTGTCCGCGAAGGTGCAAATTCTGACGGATTTATGTTTGATGAATATAACGAATGGGAGGGTAAATATAAATGAAACGATATAGATTTTCAAGCGGGGATGAAGAAACATCGCGCAGGGCTGAACAACAGTTTTTACGCATTACAGAAAACATGAACGATGAACAACGTGACGCTGTTCTTAATTGTTTAATAAAAATGCAGAAACAATTATTTTTTCAAGAGCCTTGGTTGCTTAAAAAGTTTTCAGGAAAAGAACAGGCGCAGATATTAGCGCAATATACAAAAGAGGAACAATTGATAATGCTTGCGAGGTTCGATCTTGAATTACAACATTGGAAAGATAAAAAAAGAAATAGTTGACAAGTCAAAACAATTCTATTATAATTAAATTGTGGGCGGCAAGAGTGAGCGACCCCAGAGGAAAATGCTCTTTAATTTGAATCTCGCCCGCGATCAAAATTCAAAACCAATCAAACAAATGCAAATCGAAACAGACCTAACAAAAGAACAAACCCATTACTTGATTGATCTTTTAAATGAAGACTTCAGGAAAATGAGACTTGCAAAAGAAGACCTCGCAAAAAACTTTTTTGTAAATCGTCAATGTCGTAAACATAGAACTATGACAATGACACATTTAGATATCGAAATGGAAGAAAATCAAAAATTAGCAAACAAACTAGACGATCACTTAACAGACATCAAAAGGGGGCGTAAATTAAATGGATAGTTTTCTACACAATCATCAAGCCGCACTTGATAGCCAAAGAGAAGCGCAGGCAATACGCGATATATTTGGCGATGAAGATGACAAGTTTTTTAATCACGAATACGATTTAGATGACGATGACATTTTCGATGATTGAAACACCTTCTTTACTTTCGCCATGTGGCTCTTATCAGGTTGACTTTTTCCCAATAAAAGGTCGATCTGATCTTTTTCTAAGATGTGGTGTTTTTGAAGGTCTTATTGAATTTCAAGAATGTGTATCGCACGTTGAAATGTTTCGCGAAGTAGAAAGCAAAAGATTCAGAAAATTTAGAACAATAAGGCAAAATAAAATCCCGCAAGAAATAATCATATGAAAGATAAATATTCAATCAAGCCTGTTTTAAGTTCAGAATGTTATGAATGGTTCTTAAAGAAACACTACGCGCGAAGGTTGCCGAATATTAACTGCGCATTTGGGTTGTATGACAACTTGAATCTATTGCAGGGTGTTTGTAGCTTCGGAAAGCCTATGAGCCACACATTAGTATCTGGGGCTGTAAATGGACTATATCAAGATAATTTTCTGGAACTTAATAGATTAGTTATCAATGAAGGATTAGAAAAAAATGTTCTTAGCTTTTTTGTTTCTGGCTGTTTGAATAGATTACCGAAGCCATCAGTTGTTGTTTCATATGCTGATACATCGCAAGGCCATCACGGGTTTATATATCAGGCGACAAATTGGATCTATACAGGACTAAGCGCAAAGTTTAAAGATTATGCTGTTAAAGGTCTTGAACATATGCACCATAGTTCGATTGAAGACAGCGTTGGACGATATGACGAAAACAAGAATATAAATAAACATGAGTTATTAAGAAAAAAATATGGCGACAGGCTATATATGAAAGAACGCCCGCGAAAACATAGATATTTTTATTTTTTAGGCAATAAAAAAGAAAAAGCGCTTATGAATGAAAACTTGCAATATAAAGTTGAACCATACCCAAAAGGCGACAACAAAAGATACGATGCAAGCTATGTTCCAAGCGTTCAGGGCGTGTTGTTTTGATCTAAGGGTCGCAATGTATGTTGCGCGTGTTCTGATCTTCTAGTGTCATCCCATAAGACTTTATAATAATAATGAACTGACCCTGCGCTGTTTGTTTTAGTAAATACTTCTGTAATTTTGCCGTTTCTGTAGCGTGGGGGGATTGCTGATGAAGTGTAAGAAATTTTTTTTACTGATTGCCCGATTGCATATTTTTGCCCGACTAGAATTGCCATAAGTGTTTTTTTGTAGTTTTTTTATTTTACCAAATTAGTCAAATTAATTTCTTGACATACTTAATTAATTCTATTATAATAGGAATGTAAGCAAAACAAATCAAACAAAATGAAAGGCTCTAATCTAAAACTTACACCTGAAAAAGGTGCGGCGTTATATGAAGCGCTAGACACAGTTATTTATATCGGTAATGACTTCGCAAGCGACAAATTTACTGATGAAAACCGAGAGAATATTCTTGCGATATTCGATCAAGTCAAAAAGTACAACCCACAATGGAGGAAAAACAATGCTTGAATACAATCCAGTTCCAACAAACAACAGACAATTCGATCAAGGGATTCAATTGACTAAAAAAAGGAACAGAAACAAAAAACATAAAAATGTTTTTGCAGAATTAAAAACTTTAAAAAAGGAGGATTAAACAATGGGTAACTTCACAAAAAAAGCTATCTGGGAAAACAATCAAAGATTGCTAGGTAGACAACAAATCCTGAAAGAAAAACTTTCAGAGGTCAAAAAACTAAGAAGCGAGATTGCAGAACTTGAAGCGATCAAGCAATCATTACAGGAGGTTCAGTAAATGGCAAACAGAGAAAAGGGAACAGCGGACGCTGACAAGTATTCTGAATTGATTCAGGTACTTGTCAAACCCGCAACAAAAAAAGAATTACAGACTCAA